CATTCTACCCTTGCAGCGTCTGCAATAAATCATTAACCTTGTTCCCCTTAATTAGGAATACCAATTATAATAAGGTTGACAGCCAGAGAAAGATCTCCAGATGCGCCAAATCTTACTATTCCTTCTACCCTTGATGTAGTTACAGATTTTAAAATAACTGTAACATTTTGTCCTGCTGGTGTATTTCCAATATTTACTGCTGTTGCAGTTGCAATTGGAGCATACTTAAAATCTGATGGAAAGTCATAAGAAAAAGTTTTTTCGTTTCCTGCGTTAACTGTAGAGTTATTTGCTACTTCAATATATCCACCAATTACTCTTGCTTCTGATGTTTTTACACTTTGCTTACCAGCAGAAACGGTATCTACAGTGGTATAGTTATATGTAGCAGATGAAACCTGCGTAGAAATATCATTAATAGTATCAGCCAACTGATAGATGTATGTAACATCTAGTGGTTGACCTCGTTCTGGTAGTGGTACTTTTGCCATTATCTCTCCATTATATCATTAGACTGTTTCATTTAAAAGCCTATAAACTTTTAAAAATGGTGTTCCAGGAGCACCGTCTGCTCTTTCTACTGGTTCACCCTTTAAATATATCTCTATGCTCATTCTGTTTGGGGATGATGGCTGAACAACGCCATTTATGGTATATGTATTAGGTATTGGCAAAGATAAAGATGTTGTGTCAATTCTTTCTTTATATAACCAATCTCCATCACCACCGCCACGATCCCATCTAACCCAAATATCATATTCATGTGTTTTTGTAATAGAATACGTTTTTGCATTAACCACTTTGGTCACTTCAACAGAATCCCAAACAATAGACGCTATGCTTCCAGCCTTATAAAACTGTATATCTCCTGTAACAAATGTAAATCCTGGCTGCAATAAATATACTGGAGACCAGTGTGAAGTTCTGTTTTTATCAGATGAGACTATGCGGTATCTTACAGAATAACCCTGTGTTTCTGTGCTTAATGCTGGAAGGTTTTCTATTGGTGTAATAAATTTTTTAACAGTTTCTTGCGTAGCCATTATGTTACACCCACAGAAAATCTAAATTCAATATAGTTACTGGTGTTTGGACTTTTAATGATAGTCTCTGCGTCACTTGTTTTAACTACTGAATACCCAGTGAGACCATACAATGGGTTAGTAGTAGCAATATTTTCCAAACGAAGAGCATCAAGGGCAATGTAATAATCATCTGATGGAGTATCAGAAACTAATGCACAAGCATATATTTTTACAACAGTTACAGCATTCCATGTAAACCCTTGTGTCTGATATAGTTCTTGTAGTTGTTTCTTAATTACAAAATATCTATTTGTAGAAAAATCATATGTTCCACCAGTACCGCTTCCATTTTCAAGTTCTATTTCAAATCTTGCAAACTCACCGCTATTTTCAGTATCTGTTTCTGCAAAATCTACCAAAATTCTAACGGTATCTGGAACTAAAGATGAACCGCCATCTTTACTAATAATAGAAAATGCAAGCCTAAGTTCATCTATTGGAGAGTTTCTTGTAAAGTTAACATCTGCTCCAGTTAGGTGTATGTGATTTGATCCTGACTCAATAACAAAATGACCTTCTGCGCTTCCAGTAGAAGAATCAATAGTTAGGTCTGCATCATCTCCACGAATTAAAATAATATTATTTAAAAATCTACAACGCTCATATCTTTCTGGTCTTGGTGATTTAAAAAATATTGAGTTATCTGCATTTGTTTGAAATACTTTGTTTGATGTTGCAATAATATTATTGTTATCTGGATCATCAAGTGGACTTGTAATAGTTGGAATTGATGTTGCAGCAACATTTGTGTGATACTGCCAGTTTTCACCCTGAGTAAAAGCAAAAACTGTTTTGCTATCAAAGGCTCCAGCAGATGGGTTAGATCCTGCTGAATAAAGACCTATCTCAGAAATCTCATATCTTTCTTCTGTAGGTAATTCTGCTGTAAGAACTATCTTTTCTGTGCCGCTTTCATTTACGAATCCTCTTGATGAAATTGGTACACGAAACATCTCAAAGTCTAGGTTTTGTTTTGTAGCATAGTTACCGTATGGATCAGATGTATCCAAGGGCTGTGCTCCGCATCCTATAGCAATATAAGAAGCATAGGCTGGTGCCTGCCCAATAAGATATTTACCAATGATGGATTTGCCTGTGTTTGTAATCATAATTCCGCCTCATATATTGTACCACCTGTAGTAATTTCAACCTCTATCTGCTCATCTTCTTGAAGATTAACAGCCTCTACAATCAAGTCCCCAGTTTGTGTGTCTATATATACGTGTTCTTCATCTGGTCCGCCACCAACTATGGGAACCTTAGATTCAAACTTTATAGCAAAGTTTTGAAAATATTTATCTGAGGTAGCCTGAATTGCCAAAATATTATTTGGATTATATTCTTGTTGAATTTGTGTTAAATTTTTAATAGGTTGATAAATAATTTGCTGACCATTTACCGTATCATTTCTAGCAACATTAATTAATTCTTGACCACCAATGTTTTCAAAAATAAGATCAGACATAATCTGAATTGGAACTGCTTCTTCGTCAAATAAAATAGTATCTATTGGTGCAGTTTTAACTGGAGGGGGTGGTGGAGTTTGTGTAACTGGGCTAATATTTGATGGTTGAGAAACAATGGTAGATGGAGTAAGTGGAATAGGATCGGGAGTAGGTGAATAGGTTGTGTTAGAAGGAGTATTATCTCTTTCAGATAATGCCCTTCTCCTTCTTTCTTCTTCTTCTGCTCTTTTTATTTCTTCTTCTGCTCTTCTAATTGCGTCATCTTGTTGAGCCTTTGCTTGTGCTTCTCTTGCACGACGCAATGCTTCCTGTGCTTCAGCAACAGCAATTCTTGCATCATCTTGAGCCTTTTTAGCCAATGCCCTTTGTTGTGCAAGTTCTTTATCTTCTGCTGCTCTTTTTGCTGCTAACTCTGCTGCTTTTTGTGCCGCTTCTGCCGCCTTTGCTTCTGCTATTTTTGTTTTTTCATCTACAACAGTACTTTGTCTTTCTCCAGAACGATATGACTGATACTCCTGCATTGATCTTTCTTCTGCCATTCTAAATCTACCAGGATTGAAAGAACTATTGACTGCTGGTGCTTTTTCAGACTGTTTTGCTGGTGCTGGCTCGCCTCCACCATCAATAAGCATTTGACCAAAATTAAAAAACATTTTATACCTCGCTTAAATACAGCATCATATTAGGACCTGTATTATTTCTTGAGTATTCAATATTATATATTACAAATCTATCGCTAGTTGGTGCCACCAAGTCAAGACCTTCTTGGTTTTTATAGTTAATTGTAACTATGTCTCCAAGTTGAAGTGTTGGCAAAGAATAAATGTTCATACCAACAGATTTTTTGGGAACCATAATTTTATTAATAATCCAACCCATCAAAGCATCTGCATCATCTTGTGTTTGAATATACGGAGTATCAATGCTAAATTCATTTTTACCATATATTAATCTACTTAGTTTAATATCATCGTATTTTGCTTTTTCTACTAACGGAGAATATAGCAATGCGGTTCCACTAAATGGTGGATCAGACAGGTTGCTCTTTTTGCTAAAGTATTCATCTACTGTTAATTCATAGGTAGTGTCTTGTGTAAATGCTACACCCTGAATTCTTAAATAGTTACCGCTTGTTTCATCAAGAACTAAAGCCTTGTCTGAAGCATTAAATATTAAGAACTCAGCCCCGTATGAGTCAGCCTGGAATCCAGAAACTGAGTATCCTTTAATGCGGTTAAAGGTTGGAGACATTTGTGCATACAACGCTGGGTATGCTTTGTCATATCTAATATCAAAATATGCACACTCACGCATAATGCTTCCAAATTCATCAAAGTACATATTATATTTTGGTGGTTGTTGTGCACTAATTCCAGAAAGGTAGGTTCCTTGAATAATACCACTCATGGCATATTTACGGAAAGATTCATTAGCATCAATTTGCTTATCTCCAAAAACAGCAGATAATGTTTCTCCAACTGTGAAAACTGTATTCTGTGAATAATTTTCAGATAGTGCATATACGTGCTCAAACATACATCTAGAAGAGCCACGAGTAAATAAAGCCATATTATTATAAATAGGTAGTGGATCTGGATCATCAATAATTTTAATTAGTCTATTATTAATATATAAGTAGAATCTTCTTGTTTTTCCTATGTCTTGATATTCTACTGATAGGTCGTATACCGTTGGTTTATCTTCTCCAGCCATTCTGTATTGACCAGTAAATCTACCGTCATCAACAATAATATTTGTAATACCGCCCCACAATTTAATTGGAATAGCATTGTCATTTGCAGATTCTTTTTTTACTTTATAAAATACAACATTGTTAATGTTTCTTTCAGCCTGACCATTTTTATCAAGTTTTAGATAAGATTCAACGTTTGTTTCTGTTAATGCTACTATTTCAAAATAATATCCATTGTTTGTTTCTGGATTAAGTAATACGGCTATACCGCCAGATCCTCCACCAATGCTAACATTTTGATTTGGTTGTACACCATTAACCTGATAGTATGAAGTAGATCCAATAGGTGTTTGACCACGGGTTTCATTATTTTCAATTTTTCCAATAATTCTAATTCGTGTACCAAAATTTTTATAGGCACCGTTTAGATTTTTATAAACATATGAAACAAAGTTTAGTGGAGTTTCTGTAGTTTTAAATGATGGTCCATTCATAACAAGAGCAGATGACTGAATTGTTCCAGTTTGTGTAGACTTTAAGTTATTTACTGTAGTTTCAGTTAAATAGTTTGTAGCCATAAAGTTTTTAATAATACCATTCCTTGTGGTTTGACGAGCAAGAGTATTGTTTACTCCAGCAGCACCTGTTGTAGTTGCTGGTCTAGTTACATCATCATCAAGTGTGGTGGTAAATAAGTATTGAGTTTGCATGTTACATCCACGAACATAATCATTGTTAGACCAATAATCGCTAATTCCAGCAGTGTGTTCAACGACTGGAGTTCCAAATTGACCCCTTCCGTGCTCATATACTGGTCCAGGTTGCAATCTTGCAATTCCATCAACTGTTTCATAATATGGTGTAGAAAATATTCTAATTAGTCCAGTTGGATATATTTTTCCATTAAATGGGAGCGATGCAAAATATCTTTGATACTCTTGATTATTGCTTATCCAAACATTTCCAATTCCTGTAATATTAAATTCAGCAGCATCATATTTAATAACTTCCCCATTAGAATATAGATAACCCTGATATCTTGTAAGCCAATAAATATTTTCACCAAGATCCATAGTATTATTAATTACAACACCGTTGACTACCGTTGGAAGTTGATTTGATAAATTTGTATTAAGGGGCATAGCACCAAGAACATAGTTGCCTTGTTTAGATGCAACCTCATTTATTGTTTTAGTTGCTTCATCGCCTGCTACTTCCCATAAAAGAACTGGCTTATAGATCCAAGTTTTATCACGATCAACCATAGTTGCTTCTCTAATACTTCCATAAGAACGTTGAATATATCTAGTTGTATAGTTAATCTTTCCATCATTATATACACGTTTATCTTCAGATGCAATTGAAAGAATGTTGGGAAGATTGCCAGATGTTGCATTTTGTATAACACCTTCATTTGTTTGATTATTAGAACCAGAAAGAATGAAGTCTATTGATCTATCATCTGCGTCTGGCATTAAGTAATCTTTACTCATTACAACAAAATTATTGTATTCATCAAAAAACATTGCTGTTTGCGTTGCAATAGCAAGTTGATTTAAAATCTCTGCTACGTTTTGATCTGGAGCAACAAAGAAATATGGAATAATTGGATCTGACTCTCCCGTAATTCTTTTAAATGTATAGTTAGTAAAACCAATATAGTCAAGAATAGTACATATAGCCATACTTAGTGATGTTTGCGTCATTAAAAGTCTTGGAGCAGCGACAGATTCTAGATAAAAATAAAAGTCACGAAGATTAATAGATACTGTACCAGCAGTTATGTCTGCTTGCGGGATACCCTCTGAGTAAAGTGTTTTAATTGGAATATAGTAATCAAAACCATTAACATTCATTATAATTTCATAAAAATTAAATTTAATATTTTTACGAAGGTATCCAGAAATAATGCTATCTTCATTATTAGCATTGAAAGCCTGATCATCATCAAAAATATTTATTGATCCAGTAGATGCAAGCAATTGACCAACTGGAAGAGATGTGACTCCAACATCTGATAAGATTTTAGTAACCTTGTAGTCTATTACTTTATCTGATATATTTCCAACTAGCCTTGGAGACATTTCAATAAGATCAAATGTTGTATCAAATTTGTTCATTGTCTCTACAATAACTCTTATTCCTTGTAAATATACAAACTCTCTATAAACAGTTCCGCTATTTACTGGATCTGTAAATTGATCTGGATTGGTAAAGTCTGTTACAAAACTTGTATTGCTACCAATTGTTTCAGAACCTAGTTGCCATCCATATGTTGGGGTAAATTGTTCATAATCTTCCCCAGTCCATATATAAAATGTTCCTCTGTCCCCTTCATTTTCTACAACTAAATATGCATATCCATTTATAGTAGATTCTGGAAGTAGGGTGCTAGAAGCAAGTTGTTCTGTAAAAATAAATATGTCTTTATATGCATCTGGAATAATTAGCCCATAGTGAATTTCAAGATATCCATCAACTCCAATAATAGGAGTTCCATCACTTCTGGTTGTACTTTCGGTAAACGAAATAGCATCAGACCAATTGTTATTTATTAAATATTGTATTTTCCATCTTGCTGGAGTTGTTTTGTTAGCATTACCATATAGTGGGTCATTAAAAGATCCAGAGGCTGTTTTAAAAGGTCCAAGATCCACAGAGCCAACATTAGTCTGCATTTTTAGTACAACTCTATTTGCTGGCACCTGATTTTTATAAACAACAAACGGTACAGCATCATCTATGTAATTAAGACCATTTAATTTTTTATTTGAAACACCATACTCTACATTATCTTCTGTTCTATATGAAGTCCAGTATCTAAATTCATCATAGCGTGATGGCATATAGTATCTTGGTCTTTGTGCCATACTTGCTCCAGAATTTGCTAAATATCGTCCACCAAAATATAGTGGTTTATTAATTCCAGATCTTGGTCTAAATGGTTTCAAGCAGTCTTCCAAAGAATAAATCATTTTCATTTTTTCTTTTTGAAGAGTAAATTGCTGAGGAACACCAGAGTTGGTAAACCCATTATCAATAACTACATCTGCGTCAGTTGCACCAGTGTAGTAATTACCAGCATCTAAATTATCAAAAGTATTTGGAAGTGTTGCATAAGTAGACCCAAGAGTTGTTGGACGATAACGATAGTTTCCAACCTTAAAAATATTATCTGGCATATTCATATTCCATTCAGCAAGTACTAGAGACTTTAAC